TGGTGTGATGCGAAGCGATCCTCGCTTGTCGCGCTTGATTGTAATCAGGTCGCAGTAGACTTCTCGCTCATTATCTGCGACCATGTTCTTCAGGTCTGTCTTTGCTATCTTGAATAGACGAGCCTGATCTTGGTTCTCGACGTAACGGTTGGCCGCGTCGATAAACTCGTTGTCTGTTCCGGCGTCACGGCAGACCATGTTGTCCACCTCGATCTTGTCCATTTCAATCTGTATGAGGTCAACAGCAATCGGCTCTTGATCGCGTATAACGTAACCCCAGAAGTCAGACACCACTGCCCACATTGAATTGAAATACTCTTCACTGTAGCCGACATAGGCAGAGTCCCATTTGTTATTGCCGAAGATTGCAGACAGGTGTGCGCCATCGCTGCCAGCTAGGTGACAGTATAGCTGAAGCTGCGGCATATAGTATTGGATCAGAGTGTCCATCGTGTTGAAGTTGTTGGTGTGCTTGGCTTCAACAATAGTTCCACCCCACCTTCCATCTATAGTTCCCTTGACGGGAACCGATCCGATCTGCTTCTCGAATTGCATCTGGTGGTTCTTGATTACAGCACCGTGCTGACGCTCGAACCATCTCAGGTTAAAGCTCTCAGTCCAGATGCCAAGCTGAACAGCCACGTTGTCTGACAGATCGTCAGGCTCTACCCTGCCAGTCTTTACCTGCCAAAGTTCTAGCCAGTTCCCCTGCATGATCTTTACGCAGTCGGAACCGCCGATGAATCCTTTACGTTCCATGTGTTCTCCTCCACATCAGGACGCTACTGCTTATTCGCAGCAGAGTCAATAATTCTAGGGCGTATAATTGTGCAAAAAACGAAAAAAAACTGGGGAAATGTGTAGACCCTATCCCCCAGTTCACTAATTTTCCTGAATCGGTTGCGACTCATTCAGGAAATCATCTTCCTCGGTGATCCACCCAGCTATTGTCTTGTCGTATGCAGCAAGATCACTGAGCGTTACCGAGGTCTCGGCAAGCAGTTCCTTTCTGCGCTCACCTTTAAGCCAGCTTTCCGGCACCGCTTTTCTGTCCCGTATAAGCCGCTCTATTCTTCGTAGCTGCCCAGAGTCGTCGAAGGTAGAGACGGCCCCTGTAGGCTCCTCTCTGTAGCTCCTAGAGGCATTTGCGGCGGCGGTTATAAACTCCTTGGGTTGGGGTAGGGTTCTGGTCCGCGCAGATTGCACCACCTCTTTCGCTATGGAGGCGACGAGGTGCTGCATCTGCGCCTGCGTTATGTTCAGAGGTAGGTTATTGTTTACTGCGTCGAGTGTGTCTGTGATTGAGAGCTTGGGGTCGATGCCTGTTGGCATTGTGAACCGCGTTGCGATCTCTTTGCTGAACCAGAGTTTGAGTTCAGCCATTCTTTGTTCATAGGTCATTGAGGACATCTTGCCACCCCGCTTCATATTCATCTAGCCAACGCTCTCCGTTCAGCCATGTCGAAGCATGAGCAATGAACCGAGTCTCAGTTCCCTGCGAAGAAGAGACAAACTTATCTAGTCCATCCATCAGTTCAGCGAGGGTCGCCTTCTTCATAGCAGAGTCGAATGCCTTGCGAGCCTGACCCCTGCCAGTCTTCCTTGGATACTTCGACCAAAAGTCTTCGAAGTATATATTATTCTCTGATAGATTATTACTTATAGGTTTGTCTCTCACTGTGAGACACCCCCCTGTCTCTGTGTGAGACACCTCCTGTCTCTCTGTGAGATAGGGTAGAGTATATAAAGTAGAGGTTGCATTGCGCTGCGTTCTCTGGATTAGCTGACGTTCTTCTAGGTATCTGAGCTTACGAGCAACGGTTGCGCTGCTCATCTCTGTGTCTTCTGCCAAGCGACCAAGGCTCGGCCAGCACTGACCTGTCTCTTTATCGGCGCGGTCAGCTAGGGATAGAAGCAACAGCTTGGCAAGTGGGTCGCCAATGCTGTTGCTCCATGCCCACGCCATGTGAGCGAAGGACATTGTTAAACTACTGCGGTCATTACAAGTTGACTGCGACCGCTTCTGCCTTCCCTCTTATCGCCATTGCGCTGGATCAAACCCTTGCGTTCAAGCGCAGAAAATCGAGCGGTAATAGATGAGTAAGGAAAGTCGCTGAATATACGAAGCAAGTCATCAGCAATCAGTCCACTCTCTCCAGCTAATTTTATTTCATCGTGAACCATACGCTCAAGTGTCGTTGTATCCACAGAGTAAGCGGCTTCGATGCTAGTCGATGGGCTTTCAGTCCTGTGCAGTTTGTGTGGTGATGTTCCGTATTCCATTGCTGTTCTCCATAAGTTTGGCGAATGTCTCGCCGCTGATTATGACTAAGGTTTGCGGAGTTCCCCTCCGTCTTTTGTATAGTGCCAAGTCCCTGTTTTCTAAGACAGAAAAGGGGCTTGGGAAATTGCTGGCATCCCGATACTTAACCTCGGCTACCAGTTCGAGTCCGAAGAGTTCGAGCTTGATGTCGCCGCTATATTCTCCTCCCAAACTTCCTGAGAGGGGCTGACGTTTCGCTTTGATGCCGAGCTTTTGGAGCCAGTCCACGAACCACTTTTCATGGTAGCTTCCTTTGAGCTTATTCTTGTTTGCCATAGGTCGGCCTCATAACAATCAGTGCAGATAAACCAATGCTTGTTATTGGTTCGTGCGTGATCGTGTTTCAGTATGGCAACGAAGTTTCTCACAACAAAGTTGCAAGAGTCACATTTCGCTGTCCCTTTTTTTAACTTCGATTTCGTAGCCAAGTGCGTCCAACCAACAGATCAACATGAAACCAGATGGCAATCGCTTGTGTGTTTCCCACTTGTGGATCAGCGAGTTAGTGCATCCGATTTTATAGGCCAAAGATTCTTGACTAATGTTCATGCTAGTTCGAGCGTTAGTCAACTCAGAAACTAGAAGCTCATAGTCTTTAGGTATCTTGATCGGCTTGTTGAATCTTGTAAAGTTCGTCAATGGATTTTTTTACCTTGTCGGCAGTATCATGCCGAAGCTCAGTCACACCGTTGATCGTCCGATAGTAGGTTGATGTTGGCAAGCCAGCAGCTTGGAAGGCTCGAAGCAGAGGCACGTTGTGCGCCTCTGCTATTTGTTTAAGACTGTCGAGGTATGATTTCATACCGCTGCATTAACGCAGCTACTCGTCGTCGTCAAGAAGATCGTCTTGCTTGATCTCTACAGTGCCGTGTCCGTCACAATTCCAGCAGGCATCAGAGACATCGATGTAGTCAACATCTCCGTCGAGGCGTGGTTTGGCATACTCATACTCAAGTTCGCCTGATCCTCCGCACTCTGGACAATTCCTGATGACGTAAACGTCAGGGTCGTCATGCTTAATAAGGAATGTAGTCGTCCACTCGTGGCGCGTTTTGTGCATAGCGTTCTTCCCATTTCTCTGTGGCTCGACGGATAAACTTATCGCGGTCGAAGCGTGGGTTGGTTGTTGCTAGGATGTCTGCGGCTTCTGAGATTGCTGTCGGATAGTAGAACAGCGGAGCCAGCTTGTCGCAGATTAGTTCATAGTCTTTGCGTGTCATTGCATCTCCCATTGCTTTGATTTCATTGCGTTAGTGATTGCATCCTCTCGGTTGCGGCGGGCTACCTCTGGGTTCTTGAGGTCATAGGTATGCGATGCCCAGTAAGTCATGCAGTTATACAAGGCCCACTTGTTGCTGCCCAACTGGCGGCGCTCGTCGTGCCAGATACCAAGCAATCTTTCCAACTGCTTGTCGTTGGTTTTCTCGACTAGCTTCTGGTGGCTTGGTGCTTTGGCAAGCGTGGTCTTAAAGAACAACTCAGCCATCTCGTCGCTGACTTTAACTTTCATCCAGTCACGCCAGACATCACGCTGCTCTATGAAGGTGTGCATACCAACCACCATCTTGTCGGCGCTACCTTCAATGTTGATCGACTGAGTGTGTTTGAATTTGGATCGGGCTGTTGCGATAGCGTGAGTGCATCCGTTGTCACAAAACAGGCGCAGGCCATCAGCTGACTGTTGGAAGGGCCAGCTTGCATCGTAGCTGTTGAAGAACGAGATGCGAAACTTAACGAAGTCTCCGACTACTGGCTCAACAGTCAGATCGTTAAACAAAATCTCGCCCCGAAACTTGCGACCACCTTCTGCGGTATAGGTTTTTAATGTCCAGTCTGCGCTGATGTTTGCAGCTTTGACCGCATCGGTGATGCTGTTCACCACTGTATCGTGGGTTACGGCTTGATAGCGTGAGCCATGCACACCGAGAACCTCATTGGTATCGGTGCGAACAACAGCCCTGTTGCCTTGGATTGGTTGGCCCAGTCTGTCATAGATGGGCTGCATTTCGACTGGGAAAGACCAGTCAGTATTAAGTGCGTCAAACATCTGCATCCTCCTTATTGTTGGATTCAAAAGCTGGCAATGCATTTGACATTGATTCTTTGTGCACTTGCCGCAGTTCCCAAAGGCTGGTGAGAATCCACTTCCTGCTAAACTTGTCAGGGTTTTCTTTCATTGCCTTCTGCAACATATCTAAGTCTTTGATGATGTTGTTAAGTTCAGTAAGTCCGATAGACATACTGACATACAGATCGTTGGTGTATTGATACTTCATTGCAGTTCTCCTTTGCTTTGTTAGTGCTGCGAGTATGCAGCGATTAGTTGAAGAAGTAAAGATAGTATCTTATTTGAGTTCGCTTGAGATTTCGATGTAGTCGTCGCTCATAAACGACAGGTAGTCCTCAAGGTCGCCCTCGTAGCAGGTAGTGCCGTCAGGCCAGAGGTAGTAAGTGCAGCCTTCGGACTCGTTGCCCTCGGCTAAGATTCTTTGCTTGATGTTGTTCATAGTTTCTCCTTTATTATGTGGTCCCGCAGATGACAGGCGAGGCGCAAAGTCAAGGCCGCGAAGCGCCAAAGGGAAGCCTTGACTGGGCGCATCGACTGCCATATGCGGAACAGTTTCTTTCGGATTGTAACATTACGTTACTTGACAGGGACCGTGATAGGCGTGGTAAATGGGGGGAGAGAGGGAGAGGGGGGCTTCTGGAGGCGCATATGAATACCATTGGACAACAGAAGTTGACTGCAAAACAGATGGCGTTGGTTGATCATCTTGTAGCAACGGGTGAACCACTGGCTCGGGCCGCGGAGGCTGCTGGATACGCAGCGGGCGAGAGCGGTAGGGTCACTGCCAGCAAGACGATCAGGCTACCTCATGTGCAGGCATACATGATGCAGCGGGTGACAGAGACACTCGGACTCAATGCTACGGTAGCGGCAGCGAAGGTATTGCAGTTGGCTTCGGGTGCTAAGAGCGAGTATGTCCAGCTAGAGGCAGCGAAGGACATCCTAGATCGTGCAGGGTTCAAGCCAATCGACCGAAGCCAAGTGCAGGTAGCCGGTGACATCAGGGTCAGCATAGACTTGTCATAGGTTTTTTTAACCAACAACATAAGACTTTTTTTTCAGCCAGCCTGAACAACGGGATCACGCCCCGCGCGAAACCACTATCACCCCTGGGCCGGATGTTGAGGTCGAGGGAGGGGTTGCCCCCTCCCCCCCTTGGTGTCAGGCGGTGCGCCGCGCTTTTAGCATTGCCAGTCGGTCGGCTGGCGTGCCGATGCGGGCGGTTGGTGTCTGCTTCTCAAAGTCGGCGGGGTTATACTTCGATCCGGTCACTGCCTCAAAGGCAAGGCGCGAGGCGTCCCGCATGGCAAGTGCCGCGTAGTAGTTCTCTTCCGCCTCGTTGCGGTCGCGCCGCTTGTAGGCAAGGCGGGTCGGGTCGGCGCTCGGGGTCTCTTCGAGTTTGATTAGCTCGTTCTCCACGCGGTCCAGTCGGTCTTTGCTGCTGTTGGTTTCGTAGTCTGCTTGACGGCAGAAGCCATAACCCATAAGGCCTTTCCGGCGATATTCGGACGGGCCGAAGGCGTATGCCAGGACCATGTAGGCTTCGACTGCTTCCTTCTGGATGTCGTTATAGGCTGCGGCTGTCCCGCTGATGCGCGGGGTGTGGGCTTCGGTTTGCTCAAGTGCTTTGGTGTCGGTCTTAGTGCGTGCCATGATGTGTTCTCCTTGTCATAGCTGTTGGCGGGCGGAATGCCCTATGGAAACAGTATCATCTCGAGTTGGTATAGGTATACCTGTCCTTAAGTATAGGTGCGTTTTGGATTCTGCTCTTTCTTCTATTCTCAGCATTTGCTTGGCATAGTTATTTGAATTATAGACACCCGCAGGTCGCGGCACCGAACGATCTGCAACAACAATCCGCGCAGCCCCCAGTCGAGCTTAGACAAATGCAGCAGCAAGAGCCGCCCTACGAGCTACGAAAGGATTGTTGTTGAAGAGCGGGCGGAGCCGTGACAGCGGGCGTGGGGCTAGGTGATATGGTGGTGTGGTGGTTGGGTGAGCGGGCGATAGGCTGGTGTGGTGAATTGGCGCTGGGGGAACCGGATTGGGTCTTGCTATACGCAGGGG